TCGGGTTCAACGTAAAGGGCAGCCGGAAGGGCAAGGATGCCACTGAATTGTATGACGTAGTTTTGTATGAAGGAAGTTCTTTGACGAGCTGGGGCGCGAATGAGTACACGCCAATGCTCGGGCTGAAATCAATGGATGCAAGGATTGAAAGGGTCAAGAAGCTCGAAAAGTTCATCAAGCACACAGATGCGACAGATGAAACCATCGAACTTCTGATGCTGGAGATTAAGCAGCTCAACCAACTCATCGAAGATTTGAGTAGCAAGTCGGCAGTCGCAGAGACACCGGCAGAGCCAAAAGTCGAGGTCGATGTAGCTAAAAATGCTGCCAATGCACTCGATATTTTGATACTCAAACATTTTTAAACAATTTTTACAATCGTACCAAAATGGAAGTAAAAGACATCGTCTCTGCGCTTGACCCCAAGCTCGCAGAAATCAAATCCCAGGTGAGCGCAGAAGTCGCTGCTCTGGATGTTAAGCATGCTGCCACCGTAGCACAACTGAACGAAGATGCCCAGAAGAAAGGCGAAACTCTCGGCGAACTGCGCGAGAAGATCAACGGACTGATTGCCGCCAATGGCAAGATCAAATCCGATATGGAAGCTGATGCTTTTGGCGGTGACCGTCAGAAGTCATTGAAGGCTGGCATCATGGACATCGTGGCCGCCAACTTTGAGGCCATCAAGAATGAGCGTGCTTTCGCATCTACCAAAGATGTCGGAACGATGACGCTGACCAACAACCTGACCGGCACTTCGCAGATCAGCTACACTGATAACCCGATCCTGCGCAGCTATTTCAGCCCGCATCTGTACAACATCTTCCGCATCATCCCCACCGCTACCGGCAACGTGACTTTCCCTCGCGGCAACACTGCCATCGGGGAAGGTTCTTTCGGCACGCAGACCGAGGGCAACCAGAAGGCACAAGTAGACTACGATGTAACGATGGTTAACACCTCCGTTCCCTTCGTGGCCGGTTACGCCAAGGTGAGCCGTCAGATGCTGCAAGACCTTCCCTTCCTTCAGGCCTACCTCTCGCAGTCCCTGCTCGAAGATTGGAACCGCCGCGTGAACAACTCGTTCATGGCCTCCATCACTGCATCCGCTACCGCCGGCAGCACCTCTGCCACTCCGGTCGCTGAAAGGATCATCGACTACACTGCGCAGCACCTGGCACTCGGCCTCGGTCAGCCAAATGTAATCCTGACCACGCATGCAGTGTGGGCATCTGTTCTGAAGACCCAGCCGACAAATGGCTCTTACGGTGTTCCGGGTGGCATCACCATCGGCGCACAAGGCGAGACGCGCATCGTTGGTATCCCTCTCGTGCCTCACAGCCAGATCGTGAGCGGCAAGATCTATGTCATGAACACCGATGCTTTCGCAATCGCCCAGGCCTCCGGTCTGGCAGTTCGTAGCACCGAGTTCGATCAGGATGACTTTGTTCGCAACCTGGTTACCTACCGTGCCGAAGCCCGTGTTGCTCTGCTTTCCTTCCAGCCTACCGCTGCGATCTACGGAAGCGCCAGCTGATCCGACCTCTGATAAATACAAAGGGAGTGAGGCCATGCGCCTTGCTCCCTTCTTTGCTTAACACCTAAACACACACAACATGCCCATCGGCTCCTATTCCTCGTTCAGAGACATCATGCGTCAGGTCTTGATGCACTCCCCAAAGACCATACTCGATCTTGGTGTAGGGCATGGCATAAATGGCGCTGGCATCCGCAACTGGCTTGATGTAGGCGTAAAAGAAAATTACAGCAATACTTGCATCATTGGAGTCGAAGGATTCTACAACTACCACTCCCCGCTTTGGCTTTGTTACGACAAGGTGCACGACTGCACCATTCAACAATATTTGCAGTCATCTGATTTGAAGTATGACTGCGTCATGATGACAGATGTCCTTGAGCACTTCGACAAGGATGAGGGCAATGCAGTGATAAGCAAGATCGTGAACGATGTGCTGAATCCCGGCGGGATCCTCCTCATAAGCACGCCGGCAGTCTGGATCGAGCAGGGGGCAGCATACGGCAACGAATTGGAGACTCATCGCAGCCTATGGCACTTCACCGACTTCATCGGCATGCAGGGTGTTGAGATCATCAAGGATGGTCGTGAAGATGATATGGGGTATATGATGTTGGTCGTGAAAATCACCAAGCCATGAAACTGCTTAACTCCATCCACCTCTACCCACCGCAGCACACTTGCGGAGCGGAGTACATGGCACACTGGATCAACAAGGACATCAAAGCAAATGGCGGTGATGTGCGCGTCCTTCTGCATCAAGCCAATCATTATCGCATCAACTCTATGTACACGTATGACGGCATTGATGTGTTCCCTCCGGAGGAGATGATTATTGAGCGGCTCTTGACCTGGTCGGATGCCATCATGACGCATCTCGATTACACCGACTGGACCATTGGCATCGCGCAAGTGTTCAAGCGTCCACTCTTCCACCTCATTCACAATACAAGCACTTACCAGCGAATCGTTTGGGCAGAAGACCCGCAGTACATCATTTACAACTCCGAATGGGCAAAAGCACAGCTCAACTACGATCATCCAAGCATCGTGGTCACTCCTCCATGCGATTGGCGGCACTACGACACCAATATCGACCCATCGTACAACGAAGCCATCACGCTGATCAACCTGGACGAGAACAAGGGCGGCCACATCCTTCGACAGATAGCTGAAGCACTCCCTCACCGCAAGTTCATCGGTGTGATGGGCAGTTACTCGGAGCCGGCCGACAAAGGTCAGCACACGAACCAACCGCCAAACGTGACCGTGCTGCCAAAGACTCCCACAATCAAGGATGTCTACGCCAAGACGCGCATACTCATCATGCCTTCCAAGTACGAGTCATGGGGCAGGACTGCCACGGAAGCCATGTGCTCCGGCATCCCGGTCATAAGCTCTGGCACTCCGGGACTTCGAGAAAATTGTGGCAAGGCAGGGCTTTACTTTGACAGAGAAGAAGTCAAGCTATGGGTTGACCAGATCGAGAAATTATTTAACCCAAAAGCCTACGAGAAGGCAAGCAAGGCGGCCAAGATCCGCAGCCGTGAACTCGACCCGATGGCATCCTTGGAGAGACTTCGTAACTTTATGCGTCAGTCGATCACTGACCATAAACGACAAGCATGAACCTTCTCATCGATACAGAGATAGTGCAGGACTATACTACCGAGCCGGTGAGTGTAGCCGAGGCCAAGACTTACATGAAAATAGCGTTCAGCGATGATGACACGCTCATAGGTTCGCTGATCAAGAACGCACGCATCTGGCACGAGAACTACACCGGGCGCAACTATGGCACGCGCCAACTGCATCTCACCATTGAGATGACCGCCGGCGAGCTTTACGAATTGCCAGGCCCAGTGCAGTCGATCGACATGGTGATGGTTGACGGATGCTCTACAAGCGATTACAAGGCCTATGGAGCGAATGGAGCGCAAATATCGGTGTATCACTCCGCCATCTACGAGATATGGCTGACAAGCGGCTATTCTGCCGTCCCTGAAGACATCAAGAATGATATTCTATCCATCACGGCGTACACCTACCAGAACCGTGGCATCGACTTGAGCAACGAAGGGGCGAACCTCGTTGACTTCCCGATGATGGCGGCACAATATTACCGGAGGGTGGCAATATGAATTTTGAATTGAAAGGAGTTCAAGGAGTGGTTAACGCTCTTTCGGAGATAGAGAGTAAAGTCTCAAGGCAAGTAGCAAGAGAAATTGAAGCTGGTGCCAATAACATTGCTCGCGATGCAAAGAGGATGGCTCCTGCTAATTTTGGCGAAGTACGCAATAGCATTGGGGTCGAAAAGGTTACAAATTTTCAGTTTAGCATATTTGCAAATGCTTACCACGCACCGTATTTAGAGTTTGGCACAAGGGGGAAAGTTAAAGTGCCAACAGAGATGCAGAATGTTGCCGCAGAAATAAAAGCAAGACCGAAGCGTGGAACTTGGGACGATTTTGTCGACAATATCTTTGATTGGATACAACGCAAAAAAATTGCAGCAACTCAAATCGTGCAGATTAAAAGTGGCGCGAATAAAGGGCGATTTAGAAAAGCAAGCGGGTTGCAACAAGCCTTATATCAGCGGCAACTTGCTTTCTTAATTGCGAAAAGGATTTACAAAAATGGCATCAATCCGCAGCCGTTTATGTATCCTGCATTTGTAAAAAACAGAGCCAAGATTGTGGCAAGGATTGAAGAAGTAATAAATAGACCGCGATGAAAAACCCAGGCACATCACTCCGCAAGGCTTTTGCTGCCGCGCTGGCATCGCTGACCTACGATGGCAAAGCGGTGACCGTTTACTCGCAACTGCCCATTGTCACGCTGCCGGACAATTATGTGTACATCAACAGCATGACGCATGCCCAGGTTGGCAACAATCAGCTCTTCGTACATGATTGCTCGATCACGCTGGATGTAGTGGCAAAGCAATACAAGCAGCTTGACTACGATGTGACGGATGGCATTGCGGCAGAAGTGATGAACAGCATCACTACTTTTCCTTACTCCACCATAACCGATGCAGACTTTCAATTCTTGGCTCCGGTGCTTGCATCCAGCACCTACTTGGTCGAACAGGACGGCAGCGCATGGCTCGTTCGGAAATTGCTTACTTTTGATATGACATTAATTGAAAAATAAACAAGGACAATGGGACAAATACAAGGTTCGGTTCAGAACATTGAAATCGACACAGCCGGCGGCTCAAGCTACAAGACGCTGGTCTGCCTGCGCACATCGAGCGTAAACTCCACCGTGACGGTGAACGAGGACGAAACCAACTGCGGCAAGCTGACAAGTGTCGGCGATCCTGGCTTCTCTTTCTCGTTCGATGCAGTTTGCGAGGTGGCACCGACTATCTCACAAGTAAGCTATAAGGATCTGCTGACGGCAACGGTGAACAAGACCAAGATCACGGTTCGCTTTCAGAACCCGACCGTCACCGGCGCATCCATCGGAACGGTGTACTATCATCAGTGTGAGGCTTACATCACCGACCTGACGCTGAACCAAGATGCGGCCGGCGGTGCGTATGTCAACTTCTCCGGGACGATCCAGAGCACCGGCACGCTTGACATCACTCCGTAAGTCTTCACACTACACACACAAATATGAACGGTTACATTCAAGCCGACATCCTCGGCCGTACACGAGGATTGAAGTTCGGCATGCTGGCTGTCCAGCAGATAGGCATGGAGATGCAAAAGTTAGGCAAGGTCTTCGGGGATAACTCGATAGACCTTGCCGCCGTGCCCGTCATTATCTACTGGGGTCTTTTCAATAATTGCTACATCAAGAAGGAAGACCCGGACTTCACCTTTGAGGATGTGGTAGATTGGGTTGATAGTAATATCGGAAATCCCGATTTATTTACTCCCATCCTTCAGGCATTCTACGACTCCAAGTTCCTTCAGCCTACTCAACAAGCACCGCAGGAAGAGCAAAAAAAAAGTTCGACCTCGACACGCAAGAAGGCTGGGACAAGTTAAGGGCGCACGTCACCGGTGAGATAGGTCGCAGTGACTACGATGCGCTAACTTTCAAGGAAGTGTCGCTCATCATCGAAGGATATCAAGAGCGGCTGATTCACGACTACCGCAACACGCGGCTCGTCATGTTCATGATGGCGAAGATGTGGGGAGATCCGAAGAAGGTGCCTGACTCACCAGAAGCGTTGTGGAAACTGCCGGGTGATGCGGATGCCGGAGTGACAGAGGCCGACATCGCCGAGATGTTTCGTAAATTGCGCTCAAAGGAGCAAGGTGGCTAACGAAGCATTACAAATAATTATCGGAGCAGACACAAAGGACATGTCTGCAGCACTTCGGCAAGCTCGGAAAGAAATTGACGATTTTGAGAAGAAGGTCGGCCTTGTGGCACAAACATCCGGGAAGGCAAATGTTGCACTCGGAAACCTTGGCCGAGTCGCATCCGATTTACCATTCGGATTTATTGCCATCGGCAACAACATCGAGCCACTTATTCAGTCGTTTCAGTCGTTAAATCAATCAAGCGGTGGTCTCAAGGGTGCGCTAAAAGCAATCGGCACAAGTCTTGCAGGCCCTACTGGCATACTCCTTGGGTTTTCACTTGTCAGTGCAGCGGTAACGGTAGCCATTCAAAAATATGGCTCTCTTGACAAAGCATTGAGTGCTTTATTTGGCACACAGACTGCATTTGATAAAGAAGTCATAAAGGGCGCAGAATCACTTAAGAAGTACAATGAATCTGTGCGTAGTGTAGCCGAAGCGCAGAACGCTGCAAACGCTTCAGCATCTGCGGAAGGTGCAAAGGTTCAGGCACTTGCTTCCATTGTTCTTGACACCACCAAGTCATACAACCAACGGAACGAGGCACTGCGGAAGCTTAAAGAGATCAACAAGGACTATTTCAGTGATATCGACCTTGAGGGTAGGAAACTTGGCGTACTAAAAGAAAGAGTCGATCAATTAACTGAATCACGCATCCAGGATGCGATTGCGCGTGAGTACGAGGGTGATATTGCCAAGACTACTAAAGAAATAGGCACACAGACCAAAATTCTCAAAGGCTATAAGCTTGAAGCAGCACAAGCCAAGGCGCAACTTGCTGCGTTCAATGCTGAACAAGAAAAAGGCGGCAGAATCATCCCGTCAGCATCTTCGACAACGGGCGCATCTGTTGACAGACAAACAAGGACACAAGAAGCTTTGCAAGCGGCACTTGACAAGGCAAATTCTAAAGTTTCCGAGCAGAATAAATTAGTAGCTGGCTTAACTGCGACTAATAATGATTTTCGCACTTCGCAGAAAGAAGCAATTCTCCGGAATCTTGAATTGTCCACAAGCATCAACGCTGTAAGCGATGCAAACAAAGCAAACAGCGAAACTGCCAAAGCCAATGCGGCGGAGCTAAAGAGGCAGACAGAAGAAGCAAAAAAACAAGCAGAAGAACGGAAGAAACAACTCGCTGAAATATTGGCACGCGGAAGCAAAGTGCAGACGCTTGACTTCACATCCTTCTTCGACCTTGACCCGGCAGCTGCACGGGATAAATATACAAAGCTGTTCGCTCCGGTGACGAGTGCCTTCGAGGAAGCACTGGCACCATCACGCG